TCGGCTCTCGCCTTTGCTTTATTTCGCGCGAGGCTGGCGAGCATGTGGCTAGGCAGTTTGTGAAGTTGTACAAGGATTATTTTGTAATGTAAAAAATGAAAGGCTGTGTGCTGGTATGGGCGGCTCGTCCGGGTTTCGGTTTAACGACTACGATAATTGGAATTCGAATTCGAATGTCAGCTCTCACCTATGCTGAAGAACAATAAACCAGCGCAGGCCATGCCCCGAATTTGTAGGGGCAAAAAATAACGAAGTTAAAATGTAGGTCGTTGGTACCTCTTGTGAGAAGGCGACTTATGAAAAGCAAAGGATCAAATGAAAAAGAAAGATTTACCCTTAAAGCTAGTGTTGAAGAAGAAATGGTTTGACATGTATGGCAACGGTAAGTTGGAAGACTACCGAGAAATCAAACCTTATTGGATAACACGTTTACTAGAATGCAATCTACCTGAAGAGAAACCGAGAGAGAATAGTGTAGTGCCAGATAACATTGTGTATGATATTTTTGAAAATGGTTATTGGGCAGATGATGTATTGAAGGCATATCGGTGCCAGTTCAAAACATTTAAGTGGGCTGAATTGATAATGGGTTATCGTAAGAACCGACCGATGAAACTTGCTTTTGTAAAGGAGATAAAAATCGGAAAGCCTAACCCCGAATGGTGCGAGCCTGAAGATGTGGGCAAAATTCTTTTCATCATTAAACTGGAATTGCTATAAAACGACTCAGCAACCTATATCGCCAAGTTACCAGCATGGCCAACTTGATTGAAGCTGACCGGAAAGGCCAGTTGGGTAAAGTGAATCAATATGGGGTGAAGCTGCATAACCAAAATGCTGAAGGCAACCTTCTGTTACTTCAAGATATGTTGCAGAGCAAAACCTACTGCACATCTGCTTACGACATTTTTACCATTCACGAACCGAAGGAGCGCATTGTATATCGGTTGCCTTACTTTCCTGATCGCATCACTCACCACGCCATCATGAACGTGCTGGAGCCAATATTTGTGGCCACGTTTACAGCAGACACTTATAGCTGCATCAAGAAGCGAGGCATACACCTATTGCTCCAAAAATTGAAAGCTGATTTGACGGATGTAAAAGGCACTGCGTATTGCCTGAAGTTTGACATTAAGAAGTTTTATCCGAGCATCGACCACGATGTGCTGAAGCAGTTACTGAGGCGCAAGTTCAAAGACAAGGATTTGCTGTGGCTGCTGGATGAGATTATCGACAGTGCGCCCGGATTACCTATTGGCAACTACCTGAGTCAGTACCTCGCGAATTTTTACCTGAGCTATTTCGACCATTGGATAAAAGAAACCAAGCTGGTAAAATATTACTACCGCTATGCCGATGACGTGGTAATCCTCCACAACGATAAGGCTGTGCTGCATGCATTGCTAGCAGAGATTAAAAGCTACCTGAGCGATCTAAATCTGGAAGTAAAAGACAACCACCAGGTGTTTCCTGTGGCAGCGCGTGGCATCGACTACGTTGGCTATGTTTTCTTTCACACACACATCCGCATACGCAAGAGCATCAAGCAAAACTTTGCCCGTAAGCTTGCAGCTAATCCAAACCATGCGAGCAAAGCATCTTACCTCGGCTGGCTCAGCCATTGCAACGCCAAACACCTAACTAAAAAACTACTCCATGAACAACTTTAAAGACTTCAACATCAAGCCAAAAATCAACTCGTTTGTGGGCGAGAAGATTCAGGTGCAAAAACTGTTTAATCTTTCCATTACTGTATTGGCATTTAAAGTTGAGCCATCGAAGCAAAAGAAAGATACTGACTTGCTCACATTACAAATTGAAAAGGGTGGTGAGAAGCGGATTGTGTTCACCGGCTCGAAGGTGTTGATTGAGCAGATCAGGCGTGTGCCTGAGCAAGGCTTTCCATTCACTACCATCATTCGCGGAGACAACGATTATTACGAATTCACTTAAACGAAAACTGTATGACCGGACAAGGAGACAAGAATTATGATCAGATAAGGAAGGAAAAAGCTTTTCGCGTTACCTCTGCCATAGATGTAACCAAAAGCTTTCGCACGGCCAACGATAAACCTGTGCGCAATCTGCGCATTGAGACAACCAATAAAACGGTGATCAACGGAAAGGTAATTACCACAGCTCACTACCGCCAGATCATTACCGGGCAGGTCTACACGCAAAACCAATGGTTGGCGGCTGATTGGGACGCACGCGGCCACCATGTACAAGAGCAGTTTAGTCTGGTGGAGCAAAAGGAAACACATACACAGGGGAGTCTATTTTAAAAATAATTTATAACTTTAAACACACAAACACTATGAAAAAAGCAATCTTTATCTTGTTACTGGTAGCGGCCATGGGCTGCACCAAAGAAGAAGCAGGCCCACAAATGGGCTGCATGACGGGCATACCTAAGGGCTACACCAACCGTGGCCTTATCCGCTGCTGCACCAAAGAGCAATACCTTGCCGGCAGCAATGTGGCCGCTGGCGGCATCGCTTCGTTTACTAACTATACTTCTGTAACTTGGACTCCTGTAGCTAAATGCAGTGACTGTAAATAGACGTGAGATGTTAGACGTGAGACATAACGTGAGAGACGACTCTGTGGGATACGTGATGCGTGAACTTCAAAGGTTCGGCAGAGGTTACTATCCGGACATTGCCCACGAACCTGCGGAACTGATGCAGCGATTTGAATTTCAAATGGAGATCAACTCCCTGCCGCCATGGGTAAATCATTACAGGGCAGTAGCCGACATTTTTAAAGAAGGAAATAAGAACATGCTGATACAAGACGTTAAGATAGCCGAGAACACGCTACACATGAGATTTTATATTCTGATTTTGGCACGCCCTAAGAAAGAAGAAGAGATCTACCGCGAACAATTAGACCAGCTACTTTATGAGCAATAAGAAAATGACAAATGATGATGTGGATCAGTTAATCTCAAGATTGATTGTAACCGTGTCTGGCAAAATTGAATCAACACTTATTGAGCGGTTAAAGAAGAAAGGTTTTGAACCTAATGAAGAAACCGTTAAACGAGTGACAAGGCTTTATGAAAACTCTTTGACTGTTAGAACAGAAAAGTATTATTTAGATTACGACACCGATCAACAACAGTTTTTGTTCTCTGTAGAGGTTGACATGATCAAGTCAAACATGCAATTTTCTTTTGTAGACTTCAAACCCATCGGTGGCATACCAATTACAGTTGATGAATTGATTATAAAAAAGCCCTCAACTTGAGGGCTTTTTTTATGCTACGTTTATTCGTTTGCGCTGGGCTGTCCAGCTAAAGGTGATTTTGTCGTGCATGAGGCCGCTGTTGGTGTGGTCGCGCTCTACGCCTGTCATTATAAGCCGTGCGCTGCATGGCAGTTTAAAGGCGTTTAAAAGATTGATTAACAAGTCGGCATAATCGAGCAAACTCTTAAATGCCGTGTGGCTCTCGCTGCCCTGCTTGCCATCCTTGCCTATTTTGTTTTGCGCCAGGTGTATGATCAACTCGCCCGTAGCCTCTTGCCGCATGCCGTTGGCCTTCTCGTAGCGCGTGGGCGTAAACTGGAAGAACACTGCCGGGCAGTTAAACGGGTAACTCTGAACGTCTTTCTCTTTCAATGCATCTTCTACCTGCTGCTCATACCAATCGGTGGTCTGTAGGCGCACCTGCCCCGCTCCTTCAATGTAGGCAATAGCTCCGGCACTGGTGAGGCGCACAATGGCCTGTTCGTAGATTGTCTTTTCCATTTTTTTAAAAATTAAAGAAGTAAGCGCCTACTAAACCAATCATAAGAATAACCTTCCAGACAAACCAAACAAACATGTTTGGATAGTTGCGCTGAAAGCGATCGATTGGCCCGGTTTCATTCAAGTACCAGATAGGTTTGATGCCGCGCAGCAGGTTTAAAACATAATCGTGAATGCACCAGTTGACAATGGCAAAGGTGGGCAATGTAATTGTTATGGGCAGTTCATCTAACCATGCCAGGCACAAGGCCACAACCGCCCTTGCCAAAAAGCTTACCAACTTATTGGG